TTAAAATATGCGCAAATGGCTTTAGATATAAAAGAAAGACCTCTTGAATATCTTTGTGAGCCAGATGCTTGGGGAGAAGCCCCTTGGGATTATGCCTGCATTGCTGCATATAATTTAAAGAAGTTTAAAATAGCCTCAGAGTACGGTAAAAAAGCTGTAGAGATAAACCCTAAAGATCAGAGGCTTCAGACGAATCTTCAATCTTGCTTAAACGCTCTAACTCCATAGTTTTTTTATGCTCTCTAACTTCCTTGCGCTTTTTAGATTTTTCTAAATTACTTTCGTGATATGAATTTACTGCGTTAGCACTTGTTCTACTACGCCATGAAAAATTACATTCAGTACAGATAACTATCTTTGCTGTAGTCCAACGACCGCCACCAGGAGTATCTACAACCTGTGTAGTTAACTTAGAGGGACGAGCACTACAGTATGGACAGTTAGGGGAGCGTCTACGTTTAATCTCTTCGCCCTCCCCCGATACAGAAAGAGTCCTGCGAATATCAAAGTCATCTCTACCGCCCCAGATTCCCCAAATCTGCCTATGCTCTAAAGCCCACTGAAGACATTCTTTTCTTACAGGACATGAGAAACATAAATTTTTTGCTTCATACTTATCGTTGGGATCAGTCGAAAAAAACAATTTTACTTTATCTTTATTTTTTGGTTCAGAGCATGACGAGTCTTTTTGCCAATCTAGACTATCTGCCGGATTCCACATATGGTACATCTTATATCAAATATATGCAAAATATTAGAGAACACACTAAAAAACAAAATAAACTAAAACTCTACCCAAGTAGTTTCTTTAACATTCTCTAATAGATCTCCGTAAAAAGTTTCCCCATTTTCATCGCAAACAAGTAAATCTTCACTATCTTTTTCTAAACTTCCAGACCATCCATATGTAAATCTTGCTACATCTATAATCCAAAATCCATTAGATAAAGAATATGCAACTCCATCTCTCTGTAATGCAGATGCAAGGGCTCTACGAACTAAATCATTCTCCATATCTACATGGTCGAACGTGTAGTAAACAGTTCCATTGAGGAGGACATTTTCATAGTTAAGGCCCTCCCACTCATCCCACAGAGCTTCCCCGGGTCTGTCATTTTTCACTAGTCAAGTGTCCCGTCTGCAAATTTTATTCTCTTTACTTTTCTAATTCTTTTTCTCTCTAATGGAGTGTATCCACCCCAGATTCCCCAAGCCTCTTTCCTAATACCCCAATCAGCACACTCTGCTTGGTGTTTACAGGAAAAGCAGACCCTTTTTATTGCATCATAGTTAAAAAATGTTCCAGGAAGCGCCTCATCTTTATCGGGTAGGTAAAAAGCCTCTACACCGATCTCTGCGCATGATGGATCTTCAAATTCCCATGGTCCGCGTGGCTTTGACATCTGTATCCCCCTTAAGAATCTTTGTTAGAGGATAGGTTCATTCCAACTTCATAACCACAACCAGCATAACCTGCAATATCAATCCAAGTATCTGGTTGGTAATTACTTTTTGCAGCATATCTAGCAAGTTTTAAACCGATCATTGCTGCAGCAACATCTTCAGTAGTCACCTCCCTACCAAAAATAACTGTCCATATCTTTGCTATTCGATCAAAATTATCTTCTGGTTCTCCATACTGGCTATTTCTATCATTGGTAATTATTTGAGCCGCTTCCCTTAGAGCTTCAACTCTTAGAGAGACTTTTGTTTCTGAAGTATCAGACATCATATTTCCTAACTCGAGCAGTTACTTCGCAACTATATTTAATAGAAGGACTCTTGTCTACTCCTAGAGTAAATAAAGTTTCATACTCTGCGTGCTTAGCTACTTCAGACTTTTCAATATCTAAAAATAAAGATATCTCTTTGTCGATTTTTTCTATAATATCTTTATAGCCACTACCAGTAACTGTAAATTTAAATATAGATTGATACCTCATGCAAAAAGTTTTTCCAATAGATTAGGTGGGTAGTGAGTACCGTCAAGTACTGGAACTTTGCCGTCAGTGGTCTTTACAATAATGTCTCCGTAACGAACACCAACTATTCGCCCTCTTCTACCGTTGTGTAGAACCCCGTTAGCCCCGGTAAAAGCGTCGAATCTAACTCTAACAGTGTCACCTACAGTGAGTTGTCCGGCTTGTGCTGGAACCCAACGCTCATCAGGATTTTGTGGAACTATTGAGTGAGATAGAGAAAGTTTAGAGAAGATATCTAAAACAGCTCTTTTATTCTCTTCTGTCATATCAGGAAGTTTGTTCCACGCTTCCATCAACTTAATTACAGCGTCACCTACAACTTTTTTGGGTTTTTTATTAGTCAACTGTTCTTTAATCCAGTCGATATCTATAGGATCTTTCATAACTACATACCTCTCTATCTATAATAAAAGTTAGATATATAGTCTAACTCTTATTTACTTTTTTTGTGAGTTTATATGAAAAACTGCATTAACCGTGTTGTTTACCGTATCGTTCCAAGAAGGTATGGCGGCTCTATAAAGTTCTCTTTGCTTTACAGCAAGATCCATTCGCTCTTCTAAATACATGTCTTCTATGGAACTAGGAAGTCTCAACCACTCCATACCAAGGTAACCGCTAAGTCTCCAATCAGTGGCTACAGGTACACCAGCAAATAAAGCCTGAGATAGAAGTATTGACCACCACGGGTCATCATCCTTATATACGGATATTAATACGCCAACAGAACTACTAAGCCTGTCTATCATGCTTGCATGAGTATCCCATTTTTGGGCTCTAAAAGCCTCTACAGGGTACTCAAGAGTTTTTGATATCTGCCTAGTCCACTTACTTCCTAACGCGTCAGAACACCAATAAAAGCCTTCTGATGGGTCAGAAAAATTATTCTCTAGAAGAAACATTGCAGAATCTAGACACAGCACATTAGTTTTTTCTGGAATTACATTAGGTACAGATGCAGATATGTAATCGGCTCTAGACCAAGGAAACCCTGGAATTATAAGGTTTTCCCAAGGGTTGTCATACAAATACTTAACTACACTAAAGAGTCTAGAAAACTCATCCATATCTTGTGTAAGAGCGTACTCACGTCTACCGGAGTAAAAAGGTTTGATTAAATTTTCTGGGTTATTTAATATATCTCTGTAAGAAGCGTAAATTTTATAAGGTTCAGGTGCGTCTAAATATAGTTTTAATTTTCCTAAACTAAGAGCATGGTCTATTACTGATAAAGATCCATAGATATTATAGGAAGATAGACTGTTTATGGGAGATAAACCAACAAGAATTATGTCGTACTGATCTAACTCTTCTTTTGTCATTTTCATACTTGGAGATTTCCAGAATACTGAGTGGTTATCACACTCTAAAACAAATTTAAGGAGTCCTGCAAAAGTCGGGGATCTATCACTTACACGAGGGGATGTCTGGGATGCTGTAGATCCCGTAATCAATATTTTCAAAGACACTCCAACCTTAGTTATATACACATTCTAGAGCAAAGCCGCCCAACTTTTATTGAGCGGCTTGCTATATTTTTATATTATTCTTAGAACGGTGCTGGTGGTGCTGCAGGAATAGATCCTGCTGCAGGTGCAGGTGCAGGTGCAGGCGCTGGAGCAGGTGCTGGCGCTGGAGCAGGTGCAGGAGCAGGTGCAGAAGCCATTGGAGCAGTGTTTGCTGCAGGGGCTGCTGAGTAGTAGTTGTTAATTTGATTGCTCTTTTTTCCGTTATAGGTACGAGTACCAACTTGAGCACGGAAACTACGTCCAACCATTGCTTGTTCAATTAAAGCATTGCTTGGTTGTGGTTGTTGCTCAAAATAACTTTGTGGGATACCTAGAGCATACATTTTCTTAAAGAACATTCCGAGGGCAGCAGAACTTCCTGGGGTTACTACTAAGTTATCCCAGATAAGACGCTTGTTGTAGGCACCACCTTGAACCTGAGCCTTAACCTTAAACATGGCTTTACCGCTCTGGCTTACAGTTGCTGTTGCTTCAACGATAGTGAGATCGTAATCTCCATCGGGTAGTGGTTCATAACTGGCTGATTCGCCAGCCTCTTTAATCAGGTCTGACCAGTTTAAAGTACTCATTTAGTTGCTTCTTTCTTTGTTGTAGTTTTTTCTTCTGTTACAGCATTTTCTACTTTTTTAGGTCCAAATACCATATCAAGCATTCTCTCGATAGAGAGGTTCTCTTGCTCTAGAATTGTTCCTAAACGCCCTTGGACACGTTCTCCTGCCTCATACATATTCGTCCGCTCAAGATACATGCGACGAACCTTAAATGGTTGTTGCGTTGGGTCTGGATTAGGTCGAGATTCCACAGTCAAAGCGCCAAGAAGATCATAAAAATATGGAGCCTGAATTGCTAACTGTCCTTGGAGATATGGACGGTAACGACCATCAACTCCAGTACGAGCCATAGCAGTTAAAACTACTGCCTCTAATGGATTTGTAGCGTGCATTGTAAGATCACGAAGGTCGCGAAGTAGCGCACCCATGTGACGGAGTAGCTCACCCCACTGTTGTTGTGTCATTTGGTTTGTTCCAGCAATGTTCTCCAAGCACTTAACTTGAAGTTCAGATACAGAGTCAATAATTAAACTCTTAAAATGATGCTTGCCTAGTTGAAGCCATTGATATGTCTTCAAAACAGTGTCATAGTCACGAACCGGAACTACACATGTATCCCAAGTGCCATCTGCAATAGGTGGCTCTTCCCTTAGGGGATCCCAATACTTAACAACGATGGGGAGGAATCTGTGTCCACCCTCAACATCGAGCATTAGGCGAGGATAGGGTGCAGTTACGGCAAAGGTAGATTTACCAACCTTTGATTCTCCGTAAACCATGACGGTTAAAGAGCGTTGTATATCACTCATCGTCACTCACTTCCTTTTTTATCGCTGTCGTAGTACGCGTATGGATCTGAGATCTCATACATTTCGCTAATTGCATGCTCAGCGGCGCTTCCGTCATCGAGCAGTGGGCATATAGCGAAAAATTGGCATTTCCATTTACAGTCTCTACTTGCTTTCGGGTAGGCAACTGACGTGTGGTCCTCACCAGCATTTAGTGCGGTTCTCACTCTCATTAAATCGGCGATGGTTCCATGAATACGATTCCAAAAAGAACGCATTGTAAATACGTTGTGTCTGACTTCGATCTGGTCATAGAAAGGTGGACGGGCAGTTGCAGTCCTTTTTACCTTTTTAAGCATTGTGAATATGCCACCATCGGAGCGTTCTTTTTCATCGCGCTTTGTAGATTCCAAAAGCATGTAAGTCATAATCTGCTCATTCATATGAGCAAGTGATGCAAACTCTGACAGAGAGCCGCCAACAGTTTTAAAGTCGCGAAACATACGAGCACCATCACCTTTTCGGCGAACCCGCATATCTAGTTTTCCTTGAAGTTCAACCTCTCCATTAAATAGTGGAGCAACAATTGTTTCTTCAGTAGAGATCATCTCTAACTCAGCATCAACACCGTTATCTGCTACCCACTCTAGGTAACCTTCTAACATAATTCTTCCGAGGTCTGCTTCTACCTCTAGATTAGATACATCTCTAAACTCACTGATGAGAAGCTTCTTGTCCTGATCTATTAAATTAGCGTGAGACTCTAGTAGCGGTGTTCCATTAGCGTAATAGTCATCTAGAGCAGAGTGAATACGACTTCCCAAAGCCAAAGGCCCTGTCATCTCTCTAGTTTTTGGTTGTAGCCTGCGGTAGTAAGTTAACCACCAACGACGTCTACAATCTTTAAATGTTTGTAATTCAGAGTTTGATAACCTAACTACTCCACTCATTTGCTCTCCTCTTTTTCCTTCTTAAGCATTCCGAGAAGTTGAGCCCTATCTCTGACAACTTCTTCAAAATTCTCTGCCTTATTCTTTAGTACATGAAGAACTCGTTCTTCAATACTGTCTTCAGTTACGTAATCTGTAATAACAATTGAGTCGTGAATCTCACTGCCGATACGGTGAACACGATCCAGAGCCTGCTTGTAGTCAACCAAAGACCAAGGCCGTTGAAGCATGATTAACCTTCTTGCAGCAGTTAAGGTAACTCCAACACCACCTGCTTGAGCGGTGAATAAAATCCACTTTATATCACCACGCTGGAATGCGTCAATAGCATCTTGTCGCTCTTCTTCATCCTGTTTTCCAGTAATCAAGCCGTGTTTGATATTTGCTTTTGTCATACGAGCACTCAGGAGTTCAATAAGTTGTCGAGATACAGCACAAACTGCTACTGAATCATCCCCGAAGTCTCCGCTTTCGATATCACTCATCAGAGAATCCACTTTGCAAGATGGTTCAGATAATTTAACGGTCTCTTCTCCAGTGTTTTCATCTACAGAAATCTCTGCATAAGCGTTAGCAAACTGAATTAAGCGAGTGGTTTGAGCCAGCACGCTGGGTGCAGTTAACACATCGCCGGACTCAAGCAAGGTAATCATGTGATCACGCATAGAGGCGTAGGCTTTTTCCTGCTTTGTAGACATCTCAATATCTCTTCGTTCACGGATGATTTCAGGAAGGAATGGCAAAACCTTCTGCTTCAACATACGACGCATGCGTGGATTTACCGTGTTATAAAACTCTTCCGACATATGTGATTTAACGCCTATAACCATCATTCCACCAAAAGCATTTAACATTGTGTCAACCATTCGGTCAATCCACTTTGTTTTTGATGGCCAATCTTCTGGAGAGATCCAATGAAGTATTGACCAAAGATCTACTACGTTATTTGCAATAGGAGTTCCAGTTAAAGCAAAACGAATATCTGCTTTACCTGTGGCTGCCCATAAAGCCCGTGATTGTTTTGACTTAGGATCTTTAGAGCGGTGAATTTCATCAGCCACTACAGCTTTAAAATCAATTTCATTTAATTCACGTTTATGAACTTCACACTTATTTAAACTAACCTTCTCATTCATTCCACCACATTCAGGGCATCTGGCCAATGCTATTGAGCCGTAAGAAGATAGCCGTGAGTGTGTACGTAGAGACTCCCAGTTAATTATGTAGACATCAGCCTCTGTAGCAAATTGTTTTTTGCGTTTTGCCGATGTTCCTTTTATTACCTGAGTTCTAATCCCAGGCCACCACATTTCAAACTCTCTAGCCCAGTTCTTTTTTAAAGTATTAGGACAGACTATGAGAATTGGGAAAACCTCTTCATCATTTTTTAACTCTTTCAAAGCACGGATTGCTTGCGCAGTTTTGCCAAGCCCCGGC